CCTGCCGTTTGCGTTCCATCACGTTGCGATCATGCCTGATGCCCACCAAGGATACGGAATGCCGATTGGCGGGGTTCTGGCGACACAAGGCGCGGTGATTCCGAATGCTGTCGGCGTGGATATCGGTTGCGGCATGTGTGCGGTGCGTACATCGCTGACGCAATACGACACAGAATCGCTTAAAAAGGTCATGGGCCTAATTCGTGAGCGGGTTCCCGTTGGGTTTAACCATCACAACGACAAGCAACCGTGGCTTGGCTTTGATAAAGCGCCGGATATTGCGGTTATTCAGAAGGAACTACAGTCGGCACATCACCAGCTCGGCACTCTTGGCGGGGGCAATCATTTTATCGAGATTCAACTGGCGGGTGATGGCCACGTGTGGTTGATGCTTCACAGTGGAAGCAGAAACTTCGGGTTAAAGATTGCCAATGAATATCACTCCAAAGCGGTTGAATTATGCCAAAGGTGGCATTCAGCGATTCCAGACCCGGACCTTTCCTTTCTTCCGTTCGGTACTCCACCCGCAGACGAGTACCTGATGGCCATGGAATATGCGCTCCAATTCGCCATGGAGTCCAGGTTAAGGATGATGGAGGTAATAGTGCAGTCCATGGGTGAAGTATTTCCGGAAATCAGATTCACGTTGCCGGTCAATGTCCATCACAACTACGCCAGAATGGAAAACCATTTTGGGCACAATGTTCTTGTCCACCGGAAAGGGGCGACATCTGCCCGGGCGGGAGAAACCGGCATCATTCCCGGTTCGCAAGGTACGTTCTCGTATATCGTGCGCGGGCTTGGCAATCCTGAGTCGTTTATGTCGTGCTCGCATGGCGCCGGCAGGCGGATGGGGCGGAAACAGGCGCAGCGCGAACTGGTGCTTGCAGACGAGATTAAGCGGTTGGACGAGGCCGGCGTCATTCATGGAATGAGGACCGAGAAGGATTTAGACGAAGCGGCGGGAGCGTACAAGGACATTGATGTGGTGATGGCGAATCAGGCAGACCTGGTTGAAATTGTGACAAAACTACGGCCGCTGGCTGTGATTAAGGCATAGCAAGTGGTAGGTCGGATCGGACGGATTAAGGAGGGGCCATGGCGAAGTTCATTGAGTTTCAAGAAGTGATGCCACATCCGGGAGGTGTTTGGTTGATTCGTAATAAACGGTCTCAAGACGTTCTGGGCCAGATCGAATGGTACGCACAGTGGCGGCAGTATGTCGCCATCTTTCAGGAAAACGCCGTGTGGTCGCAGGACTGCCTGGCAGATGTGAGGGAGTTCATTCAACAGCAACCTAAGTAACTGGAGGCCGTGAATGAGCGACTTTGAAGAAAGCGAATATGAAGAAGCGGTTAAGCGTTGTCGCGCCATCGGCCGGATCTCTGTGAGTACGGTTCAGAGGCACCTCCGCGTTGGGTATGTGAAAGCATCTCTGATCGTGGAGGTGATGGAAGAACGCGGAATTACCGAACGACTTGAACCGGATGGCGCATGGGTATTTATCGCCCCGTCGCCGGGTAAAGGAGAGGGATGATTCATGTTTACACAGTTAAGGGACAACCGGCCACGCATTTCATTGACCGGCTGATGCCCGGACGGGTGATGCACTTCCGATATTCACCCCGCAAAATCTTCCGTTGCGAGAGTTGTGGGCGCCTAAGATTGGCAAAGAACCTGACAGCGCAGGTTTATTATGACGGGACGCGCTTCTTTTGTACGGAACGTGAGCGATACCGTGGAAACATACGGTGTAAATTAAAGGGATAATTATAATGCCGACGAAAATTGAGTGGTGTGATGAAGTCTGGAACCCAGTGACGGGGTGTACGCCGATCAGCGAGGGGTGCCAGCATTGCTATGCCAAGCGGATGGCAAGACGGCTGCATGGCAGGTGTGGGTATCCTGATTTTCCAAAAGAGTTTTCAGTTACGTTTCATCAAGACAGGCTTGATTTACCTATGAAGTGGAAGAAACCACGGCGGATATTCATTGATTCGATGGGCGACTTTTTCCATGACGGTGTTGATACCCATTGGATTGACGATGTTTTAGAAGTTATCGGGGCATGCCCGCAACATTACTTCATGATTTTAACTAAGCGGTCGGAGAACATAGAACGTAAATTATACGAGGTTACTGAGGCACATGGATGCCGGGAACTGGGCGGCGGGGATTATCTTCCGAACCTATGGCTGGGCGTGACGGTGGAGAATCGAGAATATGAAAAGCGCGTTAGCGACTTGCTGGCAATCCCGGCGGCGGTGCGTTTTGTGAGCGTGGAACCGATGCTGGGGCCGGTTGATTTGACTTATGCCGCGTTCAATGGAGCCGATTCATTGAGTGCAATAGCGGGAGTTGACTGGGTAATTGCCGGACCGGAAACTGGACCGGGGGCGAGACCTTGTAATCCAGAATGGATTGAAGACCTTGGGCGACAATGCAAATCGGCGTGGGTACCGTTCTTTGATAAACGCGATGAATTTATTCGCAGGGAGTGGCCTGACGGGAAGCATATACACGCTTCTAAGGTATAGCGATATGGGTTGCTTAAGAGAAGCGAATACACGGATTTATGGGGTATTATGGCACTTTGTCTGCAATGCGGGAAACAGTTTGAGCCAGTGCGTAAAAAACAGCGGTTTTGTTGTCCTGCCTGTAGGGTGACTTACAATAATAATCGCAAACTGACAGGCATTCACCTGGCGGATCGGATACTGATGCAGTTACAGGGCATTGCAGACGCCCAGGGCGTACCGATAGATGAGATGTGCAATGTCATGTTGGACAGGGTGCTTAATCCTGACGGGAAACCACTTGATGATGAAGAGATTTATGGGAAGGGAAAAGTTTTATGAAACTCAGGACTCAAGAAGAGTTAATTAAATGGCTGGAAAAGCAGAAGTCGGACGCATATTGGCGTGCAAAGGTCAAGAGTGCTGGTGGTGACGAAAGCGCCGCCCAGTGGTGGCGGGGGAATGGGGCAATGTGCGGCCATGTCGTCGCATGGGTCTTTAGGCAGATCGATGGTTAAGGCAAATATGGCCATTGGGTGAGAGAAAGGCATTAGTATGAACAAAAGGGAACAGGTGACGGCAAAACGGTATGAAGTGTTTGCCCAAAGATTAGCGAAGGGGGAGTCAGCGGCGGAGATTTATCGGGATTTATACCCTAAATCCCGGGCGTGGAAACCGAAGACGGTGTGGGAACAGGCATCCAGACTCACGCGCAAGGTTTCCGCAAGGGTTCAGGAACTTCAAAGGATGGCGACAGACGCCACGGTTGCGGACATATTAGAGCGTAAGCGATCCTTGACTGAAATTGTTCGCGGGCGTGTCGGCCATTTTTTGACAGTTGGCGCCGATGGGGTGATTCCGAATGTCGGACCGGAGAACATAAACTCTGCGGCACTCAAGTCGGTGAAGTCTCGTTGTATCACGATGGACAAGGGTAATGGCAAAAAGGATGCCGTTGTCACAGAAATCGAGATCAGGGATCAGGTGCCGGCGATCGCGGAGCTGAACAAGATGGAAGGGGTGTATTCGCCGGAGAAGTTTGAGGCGGACATCACGCACTCGATGATCATGAAGGAGCCGGACCCGGCGCCGGTCAGAAGAAAGACGCCGGACCGGCAATCGCCGGCGGACGCCAGACGTCAGATATCGGCCAAGCAGACAAAGTAAAGAGGGTGTAATGGATTACGTGGCCCATGATAAGCAGAATATCCTGCATCAGAGTGCGGCGAACGAAATCCTGTTCGGCGGCGCGGCGGGGCCCGGGAAGTCCGTGGCTTTACGCATGGAGGGATTGCGGTGGGCGCTGCGTGTTCCGAACATTCAGATATATCTGTTCCGGCGGACCTTTCCGGAGTTGGAACGGAATCATATTATTCCGTCCCTGGTTGAGTATCCCCGTAATTTATGCAAGTGGAACGATCAGAAGAAGCGTTGGGCGTTTCCGCATGGCGCTATCGTGCACATGTGCCATTGCCAGTACGAGAAGGACGTGTTCGATTACCAGGGCGCGGAGATCCACCTGCTCCTGATTGACGAGCTGACCTCATTCACGGAGTTCATTTACGACTACCTGCGCGCGCGCGTGCGGTGCACGTTGGATATACCGCCGAACTGGCGGCACAAGATACCCGGTATCATCTGCGCAAGCAATCCGGGCGGCATTGGGCATCGGTTCGTCAAAAAACGCTGGGTAGACTATGCGGAGCCGCTTGAGATCGTGGAGGCGCCGGCGAAGGAAGGCGGGATGTTCCGGCAATACATTCCGGCGATACTGGAGGATAACCCGAGTTTAATGGAGATGGACCCGGGGTATGTTGCGCGGCTGGACGGGTTGCCAGAGCCGTATCGCACGGCATACAAGGAAGGGCGTTGGGATATATTCATTGGGCAGATGTTCGGGTTTGATGAGAAGT